TGCTTCCACCCCATACCGTTTATTCACGGGATACCCTTCAACCCCTTGTCTTCTTCTCCCTCTTTCATACGACCGTTCAACAGCATCCCAATCATAGATAGATTCTCCAACTGTTGGACGGTTCAAAAGATATTCCGCATCCCACATTTTCTTGGTTACGGTTTTCCGTTTCCTTTCTATTTCTTCATCCGTCCAAAATCCTCTTGGTTCCCGGACTTCTTCAACACACCATTGGTAAAGTCTAGCCTCCCGGCTTTCCCTATCATCAATCAAATCTGCCATCATTCCAAAAGGATGGTGCAACGTCGATGATGCAACCACTTGGTCAGGAATCCCATGGTTCGCTTTTGGTTGCCCCAATGAAGCATCAAATATTTCCCGGGCCATTTCATCCACTTCATCAAGCCGTAATCGCTGAGGGTGCGGTCCTCTAACAGACTTCTGAGACGCTGCAAGGGCTTGAACCCATGAACCATTCTTGAGTCTGTAACCCCTACCTGCAACTCCCCCTACCAACAATTGCCGGGGAACTCCAGGTCTTTCCCAGAGTTGGGATGAGTACGAAATTGCCTTCTGTGATTGTTCCAAAGAACCCCCCAGAATCGTAGTTCCACAAAAAGGTTTGAATATACTCTCTAAAAATGCAAGAACTGCGAGGTCTAAAGTCTTTCCAGAACCTCGCATTGCATGCCAAATGGAAAAATATGATTCATCCGCATATGCATCCCAGATAGCATCAAGAGGGGATGCATGACCGACGCAGGCTGAAGGGGTAGCAATCTTAACACCGAGAATGAATGCACAATAAAGGGCCAACTCTTCTTTTGTTCTTGGTGCAGTCCCTCCGTGAGTATCATCAACATCCACCACATTCAATTGTTTTGAAGGTCTGGTCAATATTCGCTTCGGCATTATCGTTCTAACCACTACCTCTTCCTCATTTCCAATTAATTCTTTTCCAACATTTCAACTTCAATAACCTTTTCGAACCCTTCTTCAACCCTTGGGGCAACAAATTCCCGTGCCATCCGTTCAATCACTCGTGGAATTACATTATCCCCCATTTCAAAAGCCCTGGAAAGGCATACTTCCTTTGATGTAGTTACCCAAACACAATTCACTGAATATCCATGCTTCTTTGCCATATAAATAATGGAGTTCCGTCGTTTCGGTGTTGTGTTGGTTTCATCTATAATAATAGGAACCCCCTGTTTAAGAAGCATTCTAAGAATCACTCCGTGAATACTCCAAACAAGGGGTTCCCCACCAACCCAAAATCTTTGGTTATATACAAGATGTCTGAGGGTATCTGCAGACAAGATAATCTCATCTGTTCTATTCATTTCAACCCAAGTGCTTTTTCCACTTCGTGGCAAACCACACATCATTATCAACTTATTCAAACGTGTTCATCCTTTCTTATTTGGATTCTTTTCAGTCTTTGGATTCTTTTCAGTCAGTCCATACAACTTATCAAACGCATCCTTGATTGTCTTATCATCAAAGTTGAATTTATGTGCAACAGGGCCTCCACCCTCTCCAACATGCTTAATTGTATCTGAGAACATTCCTAGATGCCTTCCCAAGAGTTCTAGTGCCTCTTTCTTATTGTACAACTTAAATCTCACGGTTCCCCCAGTCTGCGTAGTGGTTTGACTCACTTCCATTACGCATGCAGCGTCATCCTCTGTTAAACTATCGGAATCAATCATAGTAACGGTATTTGAATTCCACTTGAGAAAAGACTTCATGTTTGAAAATGCAAGCCTTGCAAGTTCCTTTACCACCTTATCCTGAGACACCTTGGTGCGCTCTGCCCTGAGCTCCATTTCATGGGCAATCGCCTCACGGATTTTATCATTCTTTAGATTGTTACAACCTGTTACACCAGCAGTCTGCTCACTGTATCCAGCTCTTATTGCAGCTTGGGATGCATTCAAATCAATTAGATACTCAGATACAAACGCCTTTTGCTTTTCAGTCAGCCCATTGCCATTACTATGTCCATTTGTAGATTTGACTCCATTCATAGAGGATTCATTTTTTTGTTTACTTTTCCGAGGTTGTTTACTCCTCTTCATGACGTCACCCCGTTCCTAATTCGGAAACTTTAAAATTTTTTTTAAAACTCTATTGCCTTTTCGTACTACTTCGTATACAATAGGAATAGAATTATAAATTACACTAAGTTACACTAACAAGTATATAATATTTCACCGGAAAAAACAATACTACATTTCTGGTGGTATTAAATATGGTTAGAAAGGAGATTGTGATGGAACGAACGATTAAGAAGGCAATTCTAGCAGAGGACGTGATTGAAATCCGATTTGATTTTGATTGGGATATTCTAAAAATAATCAAATCAATCCCGGGCCGGAAATTTTGTGATACCAAAAAGGGTAAATATTGGACTTGCCCGGTATCCATTGATGGGATTAACACCTTATCAAATAATGGATTCCAATTAGATATTTCCTTACAGAAGAAGTTGGATGAATTAACCAATGGCGTGACTTTACCCTCTATAAAGGTGGAAGGGCTCAAGAAAAAGTTATTTCCCTTCCAAGAAGAGGGAGTGGCTTTCATTGAAGCAAAAAAAGGAAGGGCTATCATCGGGGATGAGATGGGGTTGGGGAAAACTATTCAAGCGTTAGCATGGATTCACCTTCATCCGGAATTGAAACCAGTAGTTATTGTTTGCCCAGCACATCTAAAATTAAACTGGGAACATGAGATTAAAAAGACCCTTCCTGGAGAGCAAAACATTCAAGTGCTTTATGGGTCGACCCCGGCCCCTTTCCAAATCCATGGGGATATTCTAATCATTAACTATGATATATTACCGAACGATTACGAAGAATATAGAGACACCACCGGGAAGAAACGGTTCCGGGAAATAAAAAGAACGGGTTGGGTTGATTTCCTCATTGATATCAAACCACAGGTGCTTATAATTGACGAAGCACACTATTGTAAATCCACTTCGGCATTCAGAACCAAAGCCACCCGGAAATTGGCGAGGAAGTGCCCCCATGTAATACCTCTTACAGGCACCCCTATCATTAATCGCCCTATTGAAGGCTTCTATATTGTCCAATTGGTAGACAAAGGGGTATTCCCGGACTTCTGGAATTATGCACATACTTATTGCAATGCAAAACACAACGGTTTCGGTTGGGATTTTTCTGGGGCCTCAAACCAAAAAAAGCTCCATGAGAAACTCAAAACCATAATGATAAGGAGAAAAAAAGAGAACGTCCTGAAGGAACTCCCAGATAAAATCTACTCTCATGTACCCATAGAAATGGATAACGATGAGGAGTATAGAATTGCTGAAAACGATTTTGTAACATACCTAAAGAAAACAAGGGGGAAGGAGGTGGCAGAAAAAGCAAAGGCCGCAGAACACCTGGTTCGGATAGAGACATTAAAACAATTAGCAGTTGCCGGGAAAATGAACCAAGCTATTCAATGGATTCGAGAATTTATTGATTCCGGAAACGGGAGTGGGAAACTGGTATTATTTGCAACCCACAAGAAAGTCATAAATCGGATAATGAGTAAATTCAAAGAATGTGCGGTTAAAATTGATGGTTCAGTATCGGCCTCTCAACGGGATGATGCAGTACAAGCATTTCAAAATGAGAGCACGGTGAAACTACTTATTGGAAATATTCAAGCAGCAGGAACCGGGTTGACTCTAACGGCGGCCTCTTCTGTGGCATTCCTTGAATTACCCTGGAGCCCCGGGGAACTCGTTCAAGCCGAAGATAGATGCCATAGAATAGGGCAGAAAAACTCGGTGAACATATACTACCTCTTAGCAAACAACACCATGGAAATGAAAATTGCGGAATTGTTAGACCGGAAAAGGAAGGTACTTACTGAGGTACTAGATGGAAAGGAGGTTGAAAAAACCCAATTACTGACAGAGTTAATGAACGGATACACCAAGTAATTCAAAGGAACGCAATATTATACACAAAAGGAGTTGTAAAAAACAGATGAAAACCGAAAATGTTAACAGAACTACCACGACGACGTTAGAAAATGATGTAAATTTGGTTAGGAAAATTGCATGGTCATATGCAAAAACCACAGGGATTGAATTTGACGACCTTTTTTCGGAAGCTTGCATTGCTTACCTAGAAGCGGAGAAGAATTATGACAGTAAAAAAAGCAAAAAAAGTACCTATATGCATCATGTAATTTGCCGGAGATTAAATTCACTGTTAAAAATTCGAAGCCGAGTAGAAGAAAACGAAGAATCCATAGACTTAATAGAAAACCCCTTAGAAACTATTGAAGATTCCCCGGAATATCAACTCCTAGTAAAGGAGCATAAAGACGAATTATTTGCGGTACTTTCCCCTGAAGCCTTAACTATATGTAATATACTGTTAGAAGAGCCAAACATATACCTCCCTATAGACAAACCAAAACAATGCAGAGGGGTGATATACCAAGAATTAAGAAAGAGGGATTGGAGTTGGAGCACAATATGGAAGACCTTCAATGAATTAAAGCAAGTTGTGGCTTCAATGACCTAAATAAAAAATACAGAACGCACTATAATATAATAAAGACACTTTAATTACCATCAATATATCATACATAAGACATATAGAACGAGGAAGTAACTATATGATTACATGAGGTGGAAGCACCACGGAGGGGGCAAATTGAGTTGATGCCAATTACTCAAAAGGTATCTTGACAAGGCATCTCAGATACTGCGAGGGGTTCAAATCCCCTCCCACCTCAATAAATATACTGAGGGGGATAAGAGAGGTCAACAACATCTAAATGAATATCACACATCTTCTTTCAAAAAATGGAATTCCATATATAACTGAAGGGCACAAGCATTCCACAAAGGGCTGGATTAACATTCACTGCCCTTTTTGTTCAGGGTCCCAAAACTTCCATATGGGGATAAGTGAAGACCTAAAAATATGCAACTGCTGGAGGTGCGGAGTTCATTCCACTGTAGATACATTCAAACGGCTCCTCAACCTGCCCTACCCAGAAATAAGGAAACTACTTGACGAATATAGTGAGAATTCTATCGGGGTAAGAAAAAGAATACCCGAACCAAAAGTGTCTATCAACCCCTTCAAATTTCCAGAACCCAACTTCCCATTGAATAAGTATGGGAAGAAATATCTATCCAAAAGGGGATTTGACCCTGAATACTTAGAACAGGAATGGGGACTCAAGCAAACCGCTCCCATCAGTTTCCTGGATGGAATTCAATATAGCCACCGAATACTTATCCCAATTCGTTGGGGCGGGAAGGTGGTTAGTTTTCAATCCCGAGATATCACTGGGAAGAGCGATTTGAAATACCTTTCTTGTCCCACTCGTCGTGAAGAAAAACACCATAAGACCATCCTATATGGAAAGCAAGAGGCGTGGTTAGAATCTAAAGGTATTATTGTAGTTGAAGGCCCGGCAGATGCGTGGAGATTTGGGCCCTCTTCTGCAGCTACATTCGGAACCTCCTTCATGATGGAACAAGTTTTACAACTTGCTAAACACAATGATAGATTCTTCATTGTCTTTGATAATGAAACTAATGCGCAAAAACAAGCCAAGAAGTTAATGATTAAACTCAGAACATTGGGGAAGTATGTTCGAATAGAAAAGGTAGATGATGACCCTGGGAGTATGAAACAAGATGATGCAAACCATCTGGTTAAACAACTATTGAAATGAAAGGAGTAAAAAAGAATGAAAAATGAAACCCCCAAGAAAAAAAGAAAACGAGACGTTGCACACCTTTGGTCAGACAAACGAATTATGAGGTTCTTCCGAAATAACTTTGACAAAACACATTACAAGAACCTTCGCTCAGTATATTTAGCCTTATGTGAAATAGACAGTGATTTTAAGGAGCGTGGGGAAATTCATGGATTCACAAAAACCGTTTCAACCTATACAGGAATGCACAAAGACACCATTAGACCCTATTTGAAAGCATTGAAAAAAGCGGGCATGATTGGGTATACGCAAACAAACGATTCAGAAGATGGGAAGTTTAGGGGAACTGAATTCTCATTATACCTATGGGAGGATTCAAATGAAGATGAGAAGAAGGAGAACATTGAAGAGGTACTCCAATATTGCATGAGGAGAACAACCCCTGCCGTTCGACGGAAAACCCGTCGACGGGAAAACCCGTCTACGGGAAAACCCGTCGACGGGAAAACCGTTCCCTATAAGAATAATACCTTAGTATTAGATATATATAAGAATTCTTCTAACGAAGAAGATATAAATATATTTCTCCCAGAGCAATCTGGAAAGAAACCATCCATTCAAGAACGGAACAAAACATTCATCCCACTAGCCAGTAAACTGGTGGACATTGTTCAATCAAGTAAAAGCATCAAGATTACTTCATCCCAAGTTAAATCATGGGCCAATGAAATTAGAAAACTATCTGAAGGGAAGGGAGTCCCATTTGAACGGATAGAAACTGCATTGGATTGGTATGAAGATAATGTAGGAGGCCAATACATCCCTGTGATAGAGAGTGGGAGTTCTCTCAAAGAGAAATTCACCAAGATAGAAGATGCAATGAAACGTGCCGGAATTACCCCCACTCATACCAAAACACTCCAGGTAAATAAGAAAACCTCATCCACTCCGCAAAAACTTATCAAAATAGGTTTTCCCAATGATACTCTTAGAAAGGCATTCATAGATAATTGTTACAAACCCGCAAAACAATTGCTCAAAATAGAAGGGAGTGGGGATTTGCTTTTATTGGCAAAATTCCTGCTCAAATTAT